ATCAATTATGGAGATAACCTAGAATGGCGTATGTTGGTACACCCATAGAAGTAGGCAATCAATTTAGTTCTCTTGTAGGAAAGAGATTTAGTGGTGATGCTAGTACGACAGCTTTTACATTAGATGTAAGAGCAAACTCTGCACTAGACATAGAAGTCTTTGTAGAGAATGTTCGACAAGACCCAAACAGTGCATATACAGTAGACGGAACTACTTTGACATTTACAGCCGCACCTCCTAGTGGCACAAATAATATTTATGTAGTTCATCAAGCACCAACTGTTGCTAGTGTTTCACCAACAGCAGGTTCTGTAACAGCATCTAGTTTTGACAACTCTGTTATATCTGGACATACAGAATTAACTGCACTACCAGACGGAACAGATGAATTACTAGTATCAGATGCAGGAACAATAAAAAGAATTGACATTGAAGATTTAATGCCAAAAGCATATGCTACTTGGCAATTAAGTAGTAATCAAGACACTGATGCAACTGCAAATATTACCAATGTGACAATTAAAGAAAGTTCAAATATTACTCATTCTTCAGGCACTTTTACTATTACAAAAGCAGGAGTTTATCACATATTTTTTAATGGAACTTTTCAAGCTACAAATAGCACTGGTGGTGAGAGACAAGTAGGCATACAAATTAAAGTTAATGACACATCAATAAATGGCTCAAGAGACCAAGTATCTGTTTTAGAAAGTGGTAATAGTTTTGGTTCTTGTAGCTGTGCTGTAACAAAAAATTTATCAGTCGGTGACACAATAAAGTTTCAAATAGACCAGTCTTACGCAGGGGCAAATATAGTAGCATATACAGAATTAACAAACGGAACTATAACTAGAATATCAGGATTTTAATTATGGCGTTTGGAGAAGTTGGAACATCACTATCCAAGATAAAAGCCAATAGCTTAAATCTTGCAGGTACATTTGGATTTACAGGCACAGTATCGGGATTAGCTGATGAAACACCTTTAGTATTAATCACTGAAACTACTGCATCAAGCGATTCGACTATAAGTTTTACATCTGGAATAGATAGCACATATAAAGAATACATGGTTCTATATAATAATATCCATCCTTCTTCTACAAGCACTCCAAAGTTTACTTTTCAATTTAATGCATCAGGAGGTAGTGGGTTTAATGAAACTATAACTTCTACATTTTTTTATGCTTATCATGATGAGGCAGATAGTGAATCAGGATTGTCTTACTATGGAAGTGGTGACCAAGCACAAGGAACTTCTTTTCAAAGACTTTCTTCAGGAAGTGTAGGAGCTGAAAATGACGAATGTGTTAGTGGGTTTTTAAAACTTTATAATCCTAGTTCTACAACTTTTGTAAAACATTTCATAACTCATAATGTTACTTATCAGGACAATAATAGTGTGAATGACAACTATGTGGCAGGGTATATAAACACGACATCTGCCATAGATGAAATACAATTTAAGTTTGATGATGGTAATATAGACTCAGGAACTTTTCAATTATTTGGAGTAGTATAGTGGCACTTAGTAAATTAGCAGCAAACTCTTTTGACCTAACAGATAACTATGCTTTTACAGGTACAACAACGGGAGCGACATCTACACAAAAATTATTTTTAATTAAGAATTTAGATGCAAGTTCTAGTAGCACATTAAGTTTTGTTGATGGTGCTAGTAGTGTTGTTTTAGATAATACTTATAAAACATATTATTTTAAATTTATTAATTTACATCCTTCAGCAAGTACAAACCTACAATTTAATGGAAGCACAGACACAGGGAGTAATTATAATGTCACGAAGACTTCAACTTTTTTCCAAACAAGACATGATGAGGATGATTCACCTACTCAACTTGCTTATGAAACAGGCAAAGACCTAGCTCAAGGAACTGGTTTTCAACAATTAGTACCATATGTAGGCACTGGTAATGATGAGTCTGTGGTAGGTGAATTATTTTTATTTAATCCTAGTTCAACCACATTTGTAAAACATTTTATGGCACAAACAAATGGTTATGGCACTGATGGTTCCAATAACTCTTTATATGGAGGTTTTGCTGCGGGATATTTTAATACAACTTCTGCTATAGATGCTATTCAGTTTAAAATGGCATCAGGTAACATAGATTCAGGGAGGATAGCATTGTATGGCATTAAGTAAAATACAACCTGCATCAATGGACTTAACTGCTAATTATACGTTTACAGGGACTAACTCTGTGGCAGGATTAGATTATGCAGAAAAAAAATTAGCTACAGTGACAGCCTCTAGTAGTAGTACATTAGATTTTACAAGTAGCATAGATAGCACATATAATATTTATAAGTTTAGGTTTGTTGATTTACATCCCGGAACTGATGGTTCAATATTTAGATTTCAAGCAAACGCAGCGGGAGGTTCAGGATTTAATGAAACAATTACATCAACAGATTTTGAATCATTTCACAATGAAGGAGATGATACTACAGGTCTTTCATATCAAAGTAATCAAGACCAAGCACAAGGCACATCATTTCAAACATTAACAAATTCTTGTGGAGCAGATGCAGACCAATGTATTTCAGGTGAGTTATTTTTATTTGACCCAAGTAGCACTACTTTTGTAAAACATTTCCTATGTAGAACACAAAGTGCTAATGATGCAAATTATAGTTTTGATGTGTTCGTAGCAGGGTATTTTAATACCACAACTGCCATAGATGAGGTACAATTTAAAATGTCTAGCGGAAACATAGACTCAGGTACAATAGAAATGTATGGAATAAATTAAGGAGGAAACAATGCCAAGATATCATAATATAAATGGAACTAAAGTTCAGTTCACAGCAGAAGAAGAAACTGCTCGTGATGCTGAAGAGAAAGCATGGGCTGATGCAGCTCCTGCTAGAGCTTTAGAACAACTTAGGTCCAAAAGAAATAAACTTTTAGCAGAGACAGATTATCTAGCTTTATCAGATAACACTCTTAGTGATGATATGAAAAAGTATCGTCAGGATTTAAGAGATTTACCTGCAGGAAAAGATACAGTAGAGAAATGTGAAAACGCAGTATTCCCTACAAAACCATAGGAGAGATAAGTGAGTAAAACAACAGTAGCATCAACAGGTATAGATTTAAGTGATTCATTTGCTTTTACAGGCACTGTAAGCGGTGCAGGTTATGATTTATTGCATACTATTACAGCTAGTAGTGATGACAATGTAACCTTTAATTCAACTTACATTACAAGCACTTATAAAAAATATATTATTTCAGTGATAGATTTAGTTCCTGCTTCAGACGCACAACATCTAAATTTTTTAGCATCAACTGATAATTTTTCAAGTGATTTAGGAAGTTATCAGCGGTCTATAAGTCATGAAAATAATCAATCAGCAGGAACTTTAGATGAAGTAAATGCGTCTGCAAATATGGACCCTTTGCAAATTACAGGAAGTGGAAGTTGTGGTAGTGCCACAGGAGAAGGTGCTTGTTTTGATTTTCATTTATTTAATCCGTCTGGAAGTTTATATAAAAACATAGCCATACTAGGTACATTTATGGATAATTCTACATCTATGAGAATGATTATAGGTAGTGCTAATATTACATCAACAAGTGCTGTTAATGCCGTTAGGTTTTCTATGGCTAGTGGTCAAATAGCAAGTGGTGTATTTAAATTATTTGGAGTTAATTAAATGGCATACATAGGACAATCAATTAAAAACGGAACCTTTAGTGTCTTAGACACGAGTGGTAATACTTACAATGGTTCTAACACAACATTTAGTTTAGGAACACAAGTTGGTTCTGCAGCACAGCTATTAGTATCTCATGATGGTGTTATACAAAAACCTGGAACAGACTATACACTAGCCACAGGCGGAACACAGATTACATTTACTACAGCACCTGCAAGTGGAGCATCAATATTTATCGTAGAAATATCTGGCGCAGTTGGTGGTACAATCACACCCTCTGATAATTCAGTTGGTGTAGACCAATTAAATCTATCTGATGGTTCTAGTGGTCAATTTATTCAGACTAACGGTTCTGGCACTTTATCATTTGCTAGTGTGTCAAGTGCTTTAGATGATATTACTACAGGAGATGCTGCATCTACTTTAGCAACAAGTGCAGGTAACATAACTATAGATGCACAAGGAAGCGACACTGATATTATATTTAAAGGAACTGATGGTAGTAGTGATATAACAATGCTTACATTAGACGGAAGTGATGCAGGAGCAGCTACATTTAATTCAGGTGCTACATTTGGTGGTGCTTTACTACCTGCAGCAGATGATACACATGATTTAGGTTCTTCATCTAAACAATGGAGAGATATATATACAGGTGATATAAATTTAAACAATACTAAAACTAGAGACAATGAAGTTGACGGAACAAGAGGTTCTTGGACTATACAAGAGGGAAGTGACAACTTGTATTTATTAAATAGATTAAATGGAAAAAAATATAAATTTAATTTAACGGAGGTAAAGTAATGGCTTTAATAGTAGGCGGTGTAACTGTAACAGGCACACAAACACTGGATGCAACTAAATTGACAGGTAATTTACCTGCACTTAATGGTTCTTCATTAACTAATATATCAGTTATGAGTGCTTATGCCTCTGGTGTATCAGGCACAAATATAGTTGGTGCTTATGGTTTTATGAGAGTAACTTCAGATGTGGGTATTGGTAGTAATGATATTACTCCTGGTAGTAACTATGCAGGTAGTTATCTTAAATATGGAAATGCAAATGGAGCGTCATCTGGAAGTCCAACACCTAGTGGTACTTGGAAACTTTTAGGAAGGTCAGAAAATACTGCGGGTAATGCAGCAGATAAAACTTCTTTGTGGTTTAGGTATGTATAAGGAGAAAAAATAATGTCAGAATTTACATGTATTTTAATGGATGCAAAAAATCCACAATGGGCAGATGAAAATAAAACTTGTATTAATGTAGAGGCTAAATGGAAACATATAGAATCTCAAGGATATTTAGAATTTACTGCAAGTCCAAATGATTCAGAGGCACATGGAGTTGATTTATACAATAAATGTGTTGCAGGAGACTTTGGAACAATAGCAGATTATGTTGCACCAGAAGAAGGTGAGTAATAAATTTTAGGAGGACAACGATATGTGTGAATACTGTGGCGGTGGTTGTGGTGGAGGTTGTTAATGAAACCTAAAACACAAAGACTACCAAAGAAAA